ATATTAGTAAATGCAGCAGGACACTCCTCATACATTATTCTTGCAAGTTTAGCAGTTGGCATTTCCATTCCATACTTCAATCTAAATTCTTTTGCAATACTTAATTTTGTTGGACGTGGAGTCATTATTTAGGTTTTTCTTATTAATATCGTTACATCGGATATATTGATAATGTAAAATTTTTGAGTGATTTTTATTGTTAGGAATTTACGCCCAACATAATGTGGTCTTTTTAATATGTATAATTTTTTATACAAATAATAATGCTTTAGCCAACCATTCAGCAAGAGGGATATATTTATTATTGTAAGCCCATTTTAAGCCAAAATAAATTGGTATTAATACCAATAGCAACCAAAGCCAATTACGATGTTTTTCTTTAGTTGTATTAACTATTTTCAACTCTTTTTTTAAGTCGGTGCTGTCAAATGTTTTTTTGTTGGCACTATCGCCTTTTTTTAGTTCAAGTTTAGTTGTAGCTGAACTATTTTGCACATCTTTTTTTGTGGATGAATTTTTAGAAGTTTGATTAACATTTTTTAACGGCTTGTTACTTGTAATTTTAGTAACTCCAGCACTATCACTAATGGTTAATTCTGTTTTTTTATCATTGTATCTGGTAGTGTCAAACTCAATATTGATAGTGTTTTCACCATCCGCAATAGTCGTTTTATCGCTGCTGTTACCTTTTGTTTCTTCAACCAGGCTATCAATGAAACTGTGAACCGCACTATCTACTTTGTGAACGCTTACACTATCTTCTTTCAAGTGTTCGCTTGATCGTGTTTTGTTTACAGAACCACAACCCCACAAGCCTAATAACGTCATTGATAAGAATAAAATAATTATCCCTATTGCTACTTTTTTTGCACTTATTTTCTGTAACATAATTAAATTTTTATTTAAGCTGTTCTGTTGGTGTTGATTTCTTACTACTACCAAAATAGTAACCTGCAACTCCAGCAACAAATGACCCAAGAACAAAGCCAATAGTAATGTTTGTTATGTCTTTATTTTCACTTGGAATTTTAATCAATAACAAAGCAAATAGAAATACAAACGAGCATACTGTAATAATTAATGCAAGTAGTTCTGTAATGTTTTCTTTAATTTTTGATAACATATTATTTGTTTTTTTTGTGAAATTGTTTATAGTAATAAATCATTGCAAATATTGCAGCACCACAACTTAAAAAACTTGAAATAGCCGTTAAATAAGGCTGTGCATCATTTACGGTTAGTCTTGCTATAAAAGCAAATACGCCACTAAATATTACTGCTATTTTACCTATAAATGTATCTTGTTCGTGCATAAATTCTCTTGTTTGCATTGTTTAAAATGGTGTTCACTTTTACTATTGGATTGTTGATTTTAAAAAGGCGTTATTTATTGAAGTCGTTAATAAAATCGTCAATAGCTTGTTTGCGTTGTACATCTACTGCAAAACCTGTCATTGAGTTATTACTAACTACTGTAATATCTTTTGAGAATGGTGGTATTTTATCTCTACTATCTTTCAATCCGATAGTTATAGTTATTGAGTAATTACCATCTTTATCTGTTTCGCTTTCTTTGCCGTAATCAACGGCTACTTTTTCAAAAGTCATTTTGTAAAATTTTTATTGTTAATACTTAATTACTGAAACTCTGAATGTACCACTTGCAGGGTCTTGACTTCCACTTGAATAGTTGTTAAACCTTACTGTTACTGTGTTTGCAGCACTTACCCAAGCCGAATAACTGCTGTTTGTTAAAGTAGAACCATTAGGAACTCCAATGTTCACAACATCACCGTCAGTAGCACCAGTAACGGTTATTGTTAAATCACTACTATTTTGTGCAGATGTGCTTGTAAAATCAAGTGTTGCAGTTGCGGTTAAAGTCTTTGTTAAAATGTAAGCATAGGTAGCATCACTTATAGTAATATTAGAACCATCATAATTTACTGCTCCTGCTTCTTTTGTTGTTTGAGATGCAACCCCAGAAGTAAATTTAAAAGGAGCTGAATTTGCCGATGCCGTTCCTGCTGCTGGATGAATTTTAGCTGTTGGGCTTGTGTTATTACCAAAACCAATTTGCCCACTTTCATTTATAAATATTCTATTCGTACCTTCTGTAATAAGGTTTATTTGACCTTGGGCTCCACCGCTCGGACGTGTACAAGTTATTTGTGCAACAACGGCTTTTCTATATAAATTTTCGTAAAAATCAATAGAGCCACTTTGATTTCCTGCACCACCGTTATTTCCTGCCAATCTTATAACTCCACCTCCTGCACCATTATAACTTTCAACTGTTATTGTCTTTGTTGTAGGGTTATATTTTAGTGAACTATCGCTTGTGACAGAATGTAGCCCATTCCAATAAGTAATAAATGAATTAGATGCAGAATAATAAACAGAAGTAGCCACATTAGCTGATGTTCTTGCACCTGCTGCATAGAAACTATCATAATAATTTTTACTGTGCAAAATTGGGATTTTAGTGCTATCAATAGACCCTGCTAACATTGAATTTGTAACCTTAGAAGTCCCAATTGTAGAAGTACCATTGTTAAATGTTACATCGCCTGTATAGGTGTTTAATTGCTTATTCACAGTATCTAAAAAACTACCCCAAGTTTTGTAACCAGTCATATACTTATTAGCAGTGCCATTTAAAGCAATGGTTGGTTCTTTTGTTGCTAAATCAGCCGTTAATCCTGTTACTTGACTTTCTGGAATTTGTATTAATGTATCACTTGCAGCAGTTATTAATCCTTTTGCATTTACAGTTATTTTTGTTGTTTTTGCACCACTACCAAAACCTCCAACATTGTTATTGACACTTGCTAATGTTAAAGCTCCTGTATTGTTTAAAGTAGCATCGCCAGACACTTGCTTTTCAACAGCCACAGCACTTGAATTACCTATCCAAATATAATTTGCACTTAAACTTTGCGTTTGATATACTGCTGCATTTTCAGCACTGTCTTTTAAAATAACCCTTGCTTTGTTTGGATAATACACAGAATCGTCACCATTAAATTGATGCTTATGAATCCTCAAATAACCATTCTCATTTTTGTAAAAGAAATTATTACTTGTATTAAATCCCATTGTTACAAAACCGCTTGCTGGTGTTGATGGATAAACAATTTTAGGATAGCCAATAGAAGCCCCTGCTGTTAAATTTCCTCCTGTTAATGGATAGTAAGTAGTAGCTGCTGTTGTAGGTGTTAAATATTTTGTATTATAATAATTTTCTGTATGAAGTGCAGGAACAAATAAACTATCTATTGAAGTTAAGAATGATGGTGTTCCCGTCCCACTTGCACGACCAAATAAAGTGTAAGCTGATTGATTTGCCAATGTTTGTGTAACGACACCAGTTGTTCCTGACTTACTATATGCAGCAGGAGTAGTGTGTAGAATGCCACTATTATTAAATCTAATACTATCTATTGCACCTGCTGTATAGGTTGTTGCTGCACGTTGCCTACTCAATACACTTGCATCGCTTGTATCTACTGCAATAGTAATATTTGGTGTTGTTGTAGGATTTGCTATACTTGCCGAAATACCTAATCCGTTAGTTCTTGCAACACTTGTTACCGTACCGCTAGCTTTTGTTGCAATAGCAGTAGCTAAAACCAAACTATCATTGTAAACCTTGCCCAATGTTGCAAGCCCTGTCGTTCTTGTTGTAGTATCAACTCTGATAGTATTTGATGCAATAAATAAAGGTGCGTTTGCTGTTGTAATTCTATTAGTATAAGCATTATCCCAAAGGCTTTGTGATGCCGTAGTTGGCAATGAATAACCACTTGTATATGTTATTCCAAAAGTGCCTGCATTTGTAATTGGCGAACCACTTACTTGTAATCCTGTTGGAGTTGTTAATGCAACACTTGTAACTGTTCCACTTGAAGTATTAGCAACACCTACCCATTTAGTACCATTTCCTACAAACAAACTATTATTAACATTTGCTAAACCTAATTTATTCCTAATTGTGTCTTTGGGCAAAATGAAACCAGAATCAATTTTTACCCTTTTGTAACGCCAGCCATAATCTACAGAATTGAAATATTTTGTAGTATCATTTTGAGCAAACGAATAACTTGCTATTAATAAAAAAGCAAAACATAAACCCCTTTTTAACATAAATTTCTATTTAAGAATTGTATAATTTGTGCATTTTGAATATCAACACCAAACGTAAATAACCCACTATTTGCATCGTATGAATATTGATTTGGTGATGGATTATTACTAATAGGAGTTAATAATTTATCACCCATAAATAACATTAATATTTGCTTCCCAATTAAACTATTAACTGTAATTTGAGTTCCCTCATTACCACTTCCTGTATATATGTAATTATTAACTATCATATCTTTTGTTGGTTCAAATGTTACATCATTAGCTGGCACACTACATCTATCACTTAAAAAATCAACACTTATTAAAACATCAATTTTAACAGCCCCAACTAAGTCCTCAAACTTCTCCTCATAATACTCGGCATTATATACAGTGCTAATATTCCAATCATCCTGATAGCCTGTATAATTTAGCATTGCTAAATAATCTTGTGCTATACTGAATAAATCACTTTCAACATCATTTTTATTTTCCCTGCCTACACTTACTAAATCACAAAACCATATTGAGAATTTATGAAATGTTTGTTTGTCATCACGACTTATTGTTGTTCCTGTACGCTCAACAAAACAAGCAACATATTTTGCCTCACCATTTGCCAACCATTCAACTATGTTGTCATAGTAAAAATGATTAATTTGCTTGTGGCTTAGTGCTAATGTTTCCAGCCTTTTTACTATCTGATTTAATGTCATTTTGCTTTGCTAAAAATACTTTTAATTTTTCCTCATTTTTTTTTGTTATGTTCTTACTCATAGATATAATTTAATCACAAGTAGGTCTGTTTCCTTGATACTTTTCTGCATATGTTCTTTTTATACCTGTACCACAATCTTCGCCTAAATAAATAGGTGAAGTATATGCAACCCTATCAGGTATTATAGTATCTATTCCACTACCAGGATTAAGATACTCTGGGAATAAACCTTGTGAAGCTGATTGCTTTAAATAATACATCGCTTTTTTAGCATAAGCCTCTGCTCTGTTCTTATATTTATCAGCAATAGAAAATAACTCACTCATTGATGGATTATTACTATTATCTGTAGTTTTACTTGCTACACCTTTATTCCAAAATTGATAATTCAATCCAATAGGCAACTCTGCTAAAACATAATTCGCTAATGTGTCAATCAAATAATTATCAACTAATATTTTATAATTTCCAGCAAGTGCATTATTTGAAATATCTGTTAGCAACTTGTTATATAATGCAGTGCCTAACATTGGTAAAATGAATAAATCTTGTGCAGCCTTTATTTCAGGATATACCAATTTTTCCTCCACATTATCGTGTAATCCTGTTACCTTTTTAAGAGTAACTACATCTATCATTAAAATATTTAAACTCATTATTTATTTATTACAATGTGAGCATTCCAAATATGTCTGCAACTTGGGCTATGTTCTCCATTAGGCATAGTCCAAAAACCGCCTCTCCTATCCCAAACAGAATAACCTACAGCAGTTGATATGGATTGTATTTGTTGTCTTGTAAATACCTTACCACTTTCTACTAATTTTTTACAGAATAATCTTGTTCTTCCATTTGGTAATACTGCAGGTCCTGTTGCTTCAGGTGCTTTGTCATATGAATACATAATTTTAATAGATGGCAATGCAATTTTTTTTGCTACATTCCATAAATCAAAACTTGCAGCTATGATTTCTTGTGGTTCAAATTCGTCCTCAATAAATCTTGCTTTTTTAGTTTTTATTATTTCATAATTATTTCTAAATGTTCCTACTTCAATAAGCATATCAGCAACTTCTTCCTCAGTATATTCTTTTTCAAATTGAGCATCATCTTCAATGCCTAACAAACTTGCCACATCAGTATCATTTAAACCTAATCCTGTTTTTAATAATGCTGTTGCTGCTTGCTTTGTTAATTGCCCTTTTGAAAATTGTCTGATAATTCTCATTAATTGCTGGTGCTGCTTTGCCGATAAATTTTTAATATTATCGTTTACCATTTCTTGCTGTGCTGCTGGAGCAGTAGTAGCATTTACTGCCTTTGGATCTGATGGGGTAGATGTTATAGGATATTTTTCTGTATCTATTCCTAATTTATCATATAACCACGCTTTTGGGGCTATGGCAGTTATTGTTGCTGCATCCAATTGTAAACTAATTGGCTCTACATCTTGTAGTTTGAATTCCATTCCAAACAAATAACCAAGAACATTTTCAATTTGCTTTTGCTTAAAATTTACATAAGTGTTTTTGAAAATATCATAAGCATATTTCAATTCATTACCACTTCCTAATTTGCCTGATTCCATTATCCCAAACAACATTGGAGATGTTATTTGATGACCAGCAAATATGTTTGATGTAATTAAATTATCAACAGCAGTAAAATCTTCCTTGCTTAAATCACTACTTCCTAAATCTTCTACAGTAGGTGCTTTTGTAGGATCATTATTAAAAGTAATAATAGTTTTTTTACCATCACTTCCCCCAAATTTTACATTAAATCTTCGTTCAATTTTTTTCTTATCATCTTCACTCGGTTCCCCATTAAAGAAAGAAATCATTTTGCTTGCACTAAATCCAGTCTTTGCATTACTAAGGGTTTGTTTGCTCACTTCAAAATCACTCTCTATATAGTTAATAGCAGGAATGTAATTAGGTAAAGGATATGTAAAATCTCCTTGTCTATATTCTTTGAAAAAAAACACACCACTAACATTATTGCCTTTCACATATTTAGGCATTACTTTAACTTCTTCACGCCTATTTCTCCAATCTTTTTTGTAATAGAATTGATCTTGGGCCATATTAACTCTTATGCTATTAAAGTCAATATGATATATTTCTGCAATTCTGCCAAGTGCATCAGGTATAATTTGTAAATAATATCCACCAAATACTTCACAGTCTTTAATCATCTTAACTGCAATATCATCTATCCCCTCGCCTGCTCCATTACATTTGTTAATTAATAAATCATTAACACCATTTGCTTTAAATCCATTCCCAAAAATGTAATTTACTTTCCCATTTATAATAGCATTATGCTTTGCACTTTTATTTGAAAGTAATAGTAAATAGTTAGGGTATAAATCATCCTCTCCAAATTGAACCCAAGGCTTACCTTTTACCTCTTTAAACTCAGGCAACTTACTATCTTCAAAATTTAATACTATGAAATTATCTTGCATAAGTTATATATTCAATGTCAGGAGCATTTGTTTGATATAATGGTGTTACAGTTTCTTTTAACTCCATACGACCCACTTCAACTATATTCAATCCTGTTGGATCCGTATTTGTATCATTATCTTGCTCATAAATGGTATAAGAATATTGTCCAACTTTAGTAATATAATTTGATGTATTTATTAAAAACTCATTATATCTTAAAGGGTATGGACTTAAATCACCTGGTGCAATAAAAGCAACTTGAACTTTAGTTGTTAAATGTTCAAATATGAATAAGTAGTAAGCGTTTGTTATAGTAGTCTTTTCAGTTACTGTAACTACCATTTTTTCCCCTGTACTATCTTTATGCAACAACAACATATTTATAATGTGGTGCTATGTTAATATTTGCCAAATAAAAAAGCAACACTGTTAAATGTTGCTTTTTTTGTAAAATGTATTTTATTTTAATACTATGTTCCTGCTGTTTGTAATGCTGAAATTGTAGCACTATCAACTTCATAAGCTGGTACTAATTCCTCTCCTTTTAAATCAATTTCAAAACCATTTCTATCTCCTAATTTTGTTCCAGTCATAGCTTTAACAGTTGAAACAACAAGGCTATTATTTAAACCATACAACCAACCTTTTCCATTTTGATCTACTACTACTGCAATCAATCTATTTGCACTCAATAAAAGCAATTCATTTCTAACACTTGCTTGAAGTTTGTTAGCATAGAATTTTATAATTTGAGAAACAAACGAAGTTCCATTTTCTTCATTTACTGTAATAGTTTCTTCAGCCATTGCAGTTTGTTTAACTACATTATATTTTCTAAAAGCCTTACCTGTTGCTTTAGTGATTGAAGTGATGACACCAGCAGTTGGAGTAGGTGTAGTAATGTTTGCAGCTTCAATTAAATAAACTGCTTTTACACCACCTTTGCTATCTATACAATCTAAATTAAGATCTTGTGTTAATGCACACGCCATTTTATTTCGTTTTAAAAAAGGGTGCTATTAAACACCCTTTCAGTTAATTAATTTTAAGCTAATTTGAAACTCACAACCTCATTAGGAAATGCTACTTGAACACCTAATTTGAACTCTGTAACAAAACGAACTTCATCAGCTTCTTTTGCATAAAATATTTCCCATTTATCTTCTTCACCCATTACATCACAACCCAAATACATATTGCTAATTCTCATTGCAAATAGTCTGTTTGTGCCATCTAATCCGTGAACTGCTGTAAGTGTATATTGAGTACCAGGGATTTTAATTTCTCCGCTTTTTTGTGCATCATTTGTTGCTGTGTAAGCATAAAGATTTGCTTCAATTAATGAACCAATATATGCCTCATACACTTCCCATCCACAAAAAACAGTAATATCATCTTTACCTTTTGTTTTTGCTGGTAATGCTTTCCAAATGCTTTTAACAATACCTCTTACATTGCTCTCGGTAATACCTGTTGCAACTAAAATAGGGTTTGCACTTCCTGAAGCAGTTTGAGCAGTTAAAGGGAAATTTTGATATGCAGCAGCCGTAATTGCAACTGCACCATTTGAAGCTAAAACAATTGTAGTATCATTTGTAATACTTGCAACTGTTCCAATTAAAACACCAGCACTTGTATAAATTTTATCACCTACTGCAAACTCAGTTGTAAAATACGAACCTGAACCTGTAAATGTTGTTGAACTTGTAGTGCTTGTTGCTGTTCCACTTGCAACAAATGTATTAGCTACAGGCATTGTTTTAACAGCATCTAAAATTTTGTTTAATCCATCAAAACGTGCAAGATTTGCAGTACCACTTGCAGTGTCTCCTTGCCATAATGCAGTTTCTAATTGTTGAGCTATAACGCCAGCTTTTAAATTTGCATACACTTCTTCAAATGGGATGCTATCAGGACGGCTTCCTGCTTGCATTTTCAATTGCAAATATTTACTTTCAAGAGTCTTAGGACAAAGACTTTCATTCACTTTTACTTTTCCTATTGTTAAGGCTCTGCGAGTGAATGTAGTAGTTCCACTTGAACTGAAACCACAAGTACCTCCTGCTTGAAAAACTGCATCAGTATCAACAACGTTGATTTGCTCTGCACTTTTCACTTCGGTCATTACATTACCCTTACTTTGAATAAGGGATTGGGTTTTTGCATCAAACAAAGATTTTACAACCAAACTGTCTTGGTTATCTTTGGTATAATTGGCTAATGCTGAAACATCAAAACTCATTTTATTTTAATTTAGATTGTTTAAAAATTATTTTCTTAATTCCTTTACTGCTTTTGTAATAGCTTCCATTCTTTCAGCTCTGCTTGCAGATTTATCACTTCTAAAAGATTGTGCTGGAGCTGCTGGAGCTGCTGTTGGTATTTTAGCAAGTTGTTCTACAACACTTAATAATCCCTTAATTACTTCATCTTGCTTGCTAATTGTTTCTTGTGCAACTGCAAAAGATTGTTTATGTGCTGTAAAATCACTTTGCAATTTTTCAACAGCTCTCATATACTTTTGCATTTCTGCCTGTGGCTCTGATGCTTCTGCTGGTCCTGATTCAATTTCTGTAATTATTCCACCAACAGTAGTAATGTTTGTTCCATCACTCAATACATATTCTGCATCAGGAGCAGGTACACCACCAATTAAAACTTTTCCACCCACTTCCATTTTATCAACTGTAATAGCCGTTCCATCTTGTAATGTAGCATCTACCATTTTAGCAGGTGCAGATGGAGCTACTGGTACTTCAGGAGTAGCTGGCATATCGTTAAACAACGCTTTAATTTTTAATAATGTTTCTGTAACGTTCATAATTTATATGTTTAAGATTAAATATTTATGCCATTTATAATATTCTTTATTTTTTCAAATATCTCAATCTCACTTAGTGCTGTTTTTTTATAACTAAACAAACCCTCTACGCTAAACCCCTTAACCAATCCTTGCTTTATCATATCCCAAACTTTAGGATTATTTACTTTTGCACTAATAAACCAACTGCCATTTGCTGCATCCTCAAATCCATCCATTGGTTTTATACCTCTTGAACTATCTACAATAAAACTCTCAAACACACAAACACCATCAGCTTTCATTTCGGCATCGTGCATCAAATTAAAATTTTGATTAAAACCTTTAGCAAAAAATTTTTCTACTATTTGGAATATTGTAGGAGCATCAAACACAACATAATACTCACCTAAATTTGCATCTCGTCTATATATAGGAACATCAGCCAACATTGCAGCACCACTTATAATATGCCTTTCCTCATCAATGGCAAACTGTAATTTGTCTTTGAAAGTTAAAAAGTTTTTTTCTATTGCAGGCTTATCTACTAATGCAACATAATCCACCTGTAATTCACTATCAATAGTGGGGTCAATTTGTAATTTATAAAGTGGCAGATTATTAAAGTCCATACTCAGTATGTATGGTATTGCTAATATTTGCCATTTATATTCTTGCTGCTCTTGTTATACGCTCTAAACGCTCTTTATTGCTTGTTATATCACTGTCTAATACATACGTTTTACCAACTGCTGCATTACCAAATGCATTAATACTATTTTGATTTAATTGAGTTGTTTGTACTTTTGGTTGCACTGGTGCAGATGGTATAGATGCAGATGGAGAAGAACCACCACCACTTGCTTGACCAGGAACATCAACAGACAATATTTTTTGAACATTCGCAATACCAGCAGCAACAGCAAGCCCAGCATTTATTGGGGCTAATACAGGACCAACAACAGGAATACCAACAGTAGCCTCATAAGCTTTTTGTGCAGATGTGAATGTTGAAATAGTTGCCGATGCAGCAGACAATATTTTTCCTGCTACAGTAGCTTTTCCTAATAAATTACTTGCATTATCCAATGTTGAAGCAATGCTATCAGCTGCATCAATCTTTGCTTTCATTTCAGCTTTTGCTAATTGTTTTCTTGCCTCAGTTTGTGCAGCAATATCTTCAGTATATTTCTGCTCAATATCTGCTTTTTTTGCAGCAGTTAATCCAGCTTCACTTATCTCTCTCCTATATTGAGCTTTTATTAGTTCTGTTTTTTGGTCAAGTAGTTTTGCTTGTTGTGATAAATTCTTTTTTGCTTGTGATAATTCAAAAGCAATTTTTTTAAAACTTAATGCTTCACTTGATTTTATATCTTCATCATCAAATTTTTTCTCTAATGCTTTTTTTGCAAGGCGTTGCTGTTCATCAATCTGCTTTTCTATTTGTGCAAGCTGGGCAGCATTGTCTTTATATTTCTCTTTTGCTTGTTTTAATTTAGCCTCATAAGATACTTCAAGTTGCACACGCTCTCTTTCTCTTGCATCAGTAATGCCAGCTAATCTTGTTTCAAGTGCAACTTGATTAAGTTCTAATTGGAATTGCTTTTCCTTTGCTTTAGACTCATCATCAAATTTCTTTTGTAATGATTCACGTTTTTGATTTGCTAAAACAAGTGCATTTGTATTTAATAAATCTGCTTGTTTTTGAGTTAGTTTCTTTTCTTCAACAGCAAGTCTATTTGCTCTTAGTTCATCTTGATAAGCATTCTCAATAACTTTAAATTCTTTTAGTTTAGCATCAGTTATTGCAGCAAGTTCAATCTCTTGTTTTTGCTTTAAATCTTTTAATTCAAACTCTCTTAGACTTTGTAAATCAGCTTTTCTTTTTTCGGCAGCAGCTTTTGCTTCTTCGGTTTCTTTTGCCTTTTCCTGCTTATCTAAATTTCTAATTACTTTATTTGTTCTAACTCCCTCAAGTGCATTTTCTTTTTCAGTATTATTTATTTCAATTTGCAATTCTGCAATTTCATCAGCGTGCTTTTTCTCCCCCTCTCTCTCCATTTTAAACTGCTCAATTTTTAAAGCAGCCTTTTCTTTAGTCCGTGCTAAATCTTCAGCAGCATTTTTCATTTGATCATCACGCAATTCTTTGGCTATTTTCTTGCGTTCAGCAATACTTACTGATTCATCGTTCAATTGCTCACGCAATAAAGCAAGCCTTTTTTCACGTTCACTTTTATCTACTTTATCTTCACGTTCAGCTTTCTTAATTTCTTGAAGCCTCTTAGTGATGGCAGCTGTTCTGTTATATACTTTTTCTATTTCATCACCAACGCCACTAACAGCAGCTTTGGCATCTGCAATTGCTCCTTTAAAATCGCCACTAAAGAATTTTATTACTGCATTGCCTAATGCGAAAACTCTATCAATAACAACCTGAACAGCTGCTTTAATTCCGCTAAATACTTGTTCAAATTTCTTTGCTCCAGCACTAGTAGATGTAAATGCTTCATAAAGGAATGTAAGCACTAAAACAATTCCTGTAAGTATTAAAATTAATGGGTTTGCTGCCAATGCTTTTAACTGTGTGCCAAAAGATATTGCCCCACTTTCTGCTGTTTTTAATCCTGGTACTAAACCTTGGATTTTATCTTTTAATATCCCAAACCCTGTATTACTATCCTTGTTTGTATTATTCAACTCGTTTTGTGCAGCAGTCAATTTTTTATATGCTGCAACTTGCTCATCACTACCAGCTTTTGCTTGCTTAAATTCAGTAGATAGGTTTTTAATATTATCTTTGAGTAATAGTGTTTGTTTAATTGCTGCATCACTATCAACTGTAATCTTGGCTCCTATATTTACATTTGTTTCTGCCATAACTAATAATTTGTGTTAATCACTTTTAATAAAATTGCCTTACAAGTATCTTCATTGGTTACATTGTAATCCTCAATCTTGTTAAGCCTAAATAGAGAACCATTTATATTAATAAACTTGCTAAAATCTAAGTTGAAAATATCTTTTGTGTTTAATCTAACAGTAACAGTAAGCATCTTGCTATCCTTATCTACTATTTCTGCCATATATGGACTCCAATAAACATTGAATTGATTAACATTTAAAGCTCCTGCTGTTAATACAAAAAACAATTCTTTAGGAGTTCCAAAGTTCAAATCATTTGTAGGTACATCAGGATCATCAAAATGACCTGCATATGGATAATCTGTATATGAACCTAAAACTGTTGTTCCATTAGAATCAAGTATATCCCAACTTGTTACTCCTGTTACTTTCTTTGCTTGTAATATTCTAATATTGCTATCCGTGGTTTCTTCTACTGGAGATGCATCTGAACCAGTTCTTTTAAAAATACTACTATATATTTTTTCTTCTCCTTGATAACCTATTAGGGGTGTGGGACTAAATATTAATTCAATCTTTTTTGTTTCATTTGCGAACTCAAATTGACTATCATATATATATGAACCATAAGTTTGGAAATATCTTTTTTCATACAAGTCATTCCAGAAATCACTGTCTTTTTTAAAATTAAATTCGTAATAACGAGCATTCAATTCACTCATTGGAGTTATTTTAATTGACTTGCTTATATCTAATTTTTGGGTCCAATCAATTGCATTCAAATAACTAGTATCAAAAAAATCTACATATGGTTTTATAATAACGTGATTGTCTTTAAATCTATCCTCATAAACATATAAATTAAACAGTTTTAATATACTGCTAATAAAGTTTTTTTGCAATATATTTTGAGGAAGTATATCATTTGCTTTTACATTTTGTCCTAAAACTACTGATGCATATATCTGTCCTGTTCCGCTTAATGTTAAACTTTGAGAATTGATAGTGAAATAACATCCAGCACTTGCACCACCAATTTGACCATAAACGGCAACAACATCGCTTGGATTAATAGTAATACTTGTAAGTACAATTGTTCCGCTAATTATTCCTGTAGTAGTTGCTGTAATAATTGAAGCTGTTATAGGCACTCCATTTATTGCTACATAAAATCTAACACCATATGGTGAACCACCTAAAGTTGATACATTGATATTATATGCCCAAGTAAATGTTCCAGTTATTGCAGATGTTCCTCCATAAGTAAATAAAGCATTTGGAATGGTTCCATAAGAACTTGCAGCAAATGAACCAAGTAGTGTTAGTGTGTTGAATCTTATTGCTGATATAGGGTGTCTTGTTCCACCTGCTCCACCTACTATTTCTAAATGATAAGTTAATCCACCTGTATCACTAACATTTAATTGATAAGCACTTTTAACTGCTAATTCTTTAAATGTATGAGGGATGATTAGCTTTTTAAATCTTGTAGTATTAAACAAATCGCAATCATATGTATATCCACTTAATGCAAATATTTTGTCTATAAATTCTTTAACAAAGAATGCAGGTCTAAATGTTCCATATTTCCAACTATGTTTTCCTGCAACTGTATGGCTTGAATTACGACCATATGTTCCATAATCAATTAATGGATAATAGTAACCATATTTATATTTGTCTTTAGCTGTAATTACACCACTACAGTTTTCCCCATAAAAAGTAATGTTATTAAATAGTATTGTTGTTTCACCACTTCCACTATCATAACTACTACTACTAACGACATAAGTTCCATTATTATGTGGGGTCCCAGTAATTACAATTACATCATTTAATTTTAATATTGAGAAATCATATGAGTAAACAATGATAACGTTATTCAAAAATGTCAATTCTCCTACTCCAGCTGTGTGAACTATGTCTTGTAAAATATCTTTGCTATTAACAATATTGGCAAGATTGTATGTGTGGTCAAATTCGCTAAAATCCAAATCTTCTAATTTCAAGTTTCCCATTTTTGCGACCATACCACCTAATTCACCAAAAACACAAACCTCATATTCTACTATTCCATTATTAATAATTATTTCAAGCAATCTCAATGTACCTTTAAATATCTGTATGTTGTCTTGTAAGATGATAGCCTTTGCACCCCTTGCTGCATTAAAATCATATTTTACATTTGGGTTAGCTGGGTCTGCATTATTAGCTATATTGAAATCGAATATTGAACCAAATAAAATATTATTATTAGCAGTACCAGGCATTACAATAGTTTTGCTAAAAGTTGTATTTCTTGCAGCAAAATCCTTGATGTCATCGATAGTAAAAGTTAGCATTGTTGATATGCTATCTACAATATCTGCTCTGTAATTTTCAATATACAACTCTATCATTATCTGTATTGTGTGTTTAACTTAGGAGAAAATTCAAACTCAATAGAAAGATTAGAAACTTTATTGCTATTGCTTAAATAATTATTTACTTCATAATCTGTTGTAGTTATTGTAATTGGCACTAAATACCCTGCATCATCAAAATAAATAATTGGAGATAGTATTAAATCTTTCAACCATATATGTTCTTCATCTGTTAAGTTTTCGGTATTTATTTTTATCTTTTCAGCATAGCTTACTGCAAATGTTGTTGCCCCATCATACATTACATTATTTGAATTGCATAAAGACATCATACCACTGCTATCAATTCTATATTGTTGTTGTTGGTATTGCTTACGCTCAAATGTTAAACTTTTTCTCGAAACCTTTCTAAAATCAAAACTTTCAAAACCTCCATATTGGTTCATAAAATGCAAGCAGTAAGGAGTATATTTAGCTTCACAAACTACATTCATCCTATATACATAACCATTAATTGAAATAGTGTAATAATAAACACTGCTATTAATTTGATATGTAAAAAATGAATTGCATCCAATAGGCGAAATATCTAAAATCAATAATTTGTTTGCAGGTATTGTTAAACTCTTTGTTTCTGTAGTTATTAATGTATTGGATGAATTATATGAATTAATAATTATTGATGTTGTTGTTGATGATGAATTGTTGAAATAATTAATAAAACTTCTATAACCACCAAACAAAACACTATTAATATAAGGTCTATTCGTTAATACTTTGGATGTTGAATTTAATATTGTTTCAGAAGATGTTAGCCTGCCATTATAATGATTGTAGTAAGCAACTTCACTTGAATCTGTATGTGCAGTATATTCTACCCCTCCATATTCTTCTCTAAATTTACATTGAACTTTTAAGAACCATTCATTTTCACCAAATGATTGTGCTAAAAACATATTATTTACAGGGGAAAATTCAAAGGATATATAGTTTCTTACACTTCGTGAAATATTAAATATTCCCCTACTATTTGCAGGATTTGGAAATGTTTTTAATACAGCAATTTTAACACCACCAACATAAATATCACAAATGTATTTATAGTTTGGATATGTTACAGGGTCAGTTGCTTTAACACTTTCATAAGCTGTGTAAATTAAATCTCCATTTAAACTACTATAAGCTGCTGGAGTATCATTTATTGTCATTGCCATATAATTTCATTGCTTTATCCATCACGTTATTATAATAAGTTTCTACACCCTCTATTCCTTTATTTTTATATGCATCTTTTAACTGTTGATGATGTTCAACAGCTCTCAATGCTGGCATTGGATATTCATAAACTTTATCCTTTTCAAACTTTCCAAATTTTTCCTTTAGTGGTGTTAGGTTTAATTCCCATCCATAAAACTTTTCAGGGTAAGTGGTCCACTCAAAAATTAATGGTAAACTTTTGGCTACTTCTTCTAACCTTGATGAAATATGTTTTTTCATATTAGTTGCTTAAATAATTTACAATATCTATTTTTAATGATTTACTTAATTTATCAAGTGCTAAATCTTTTACTTGCGTTTCTGCATCAGTCCAAAAATGTGTAGCTTTCAATCCTTTTTTTCTTACACTTCGTGAAATAGCTATTGCAGTTGAAAGTGAAGCATCTGTTATTCTTGATTGTTTATGTTCTCTTTTGCTTATTTGATGTCCGCTTTTCTTGCTTGTGTTTCTGCTTTGCAAGTGTTGTTGTATAACCCATTTACGAATAGCATCAACCATTTTACTTTCTTTCTTCCCACTTTTACCTGAGTAGTTTTGAAACTTATATGGGCTACCTTGAGAATTTTGCCAACCATTTACACCTTTATCAATGAACTTATAATAATCTGCAACATTTATTTCAAGCGTATATAAAGAACCCAACACTTTTATTTCAAGTGGTTTTATACTATCTCCTAAAAACCCACTTGCAACCCTATCTGAATTATTTAAGTTCTCATTTGCTTTTTTAACAAATTCGGCACCTATGTATGTAAGTGCATCCACAATATTGTCAAGTTTGAGTACAGGTATTTTATTTTGAGCATTATAGATTAGTAAATCCAAAAACCCACCATCACCTGTAACTGATGATTGACCCTCGCTAATTGTTGGCATACTGTTTTTTTAATTGTTCTTCTTCATATAACCCTTTACTTTTTAAATATGCTAAAGCATTTAGAGCTTGTCTTACTGGCAAGTTAAATGCTTGTTCTAATGTTATTCCCTCATGTTCCTTTATCAACGTTGCACTATATATCCAGCCATAATATTTATTAAATGGATGAATGCTATCAACATTATCATCTACGATACCACTGTCAAATAAACCTTTGTAATTTTCATTGAATGATTGTAATGCATCAAGTAATGTTTTAATTGAACCTAAAACATTTGTTATTGGCTGCTTTAAAAAGTAGTTACTAATCTTAGAATGATTCTTGCTATCATTTTTAAAGAATAAAGGAGCTGCAATTGATGCAAGGATATTGTGTGCTTTTTGTGTGCTGTCTTGCTGAATAAAATAGGATAATTCAACATATTGCCCAAATCTTATTGAAGCAATATCATAGTTAAGTTTATATATTCCAAACCTATTTTTTTGTTTTATATTTATTTCAGAAGTAAATATGTTATTTACACTATTTATCAACCTTTTAAGTTTTGTAGTGCTTATTCTGCCAAGTTGATAATCTGTTTTATCATATAGAATTGAAATAATGAATAGTAGTTTATCAGCCTCATCAAGTTCTTCATCAGCATTAATTATACTGATTTGCTGAAACTGTTGTAATGTAATGTTCTTCCAATTCATTACATTATATGTGGCAGTAGTTTATATTTTGCCAACCATTAAATTATAGAGTAAACACCTGTGCCTGCATTTTTATATTTATGCACCGCTAAGGCTAATGCACAAACACAGTCATCGTGCAATCCGTTAGGTGCAGAATATCTAACACCACTTCTAGTATATTCAAACTCAAAGTTTTCTAATTCATCCGTAATAATACCACTTGGAAATGTTATCTCTCGTTTTTGTATTTTTAGAGCTAACCCCTCCATCATTTGCTGCTTTGATGTTGAAGTAAATCTCATCAACTCAACATCTTTAAACCTTGCAACTTCTTCGCCTATTGGATCACCAACGCCTGTACTATCAATACAAATAGGTTTATTTTCTAAATCTTTTAATTTTTGTATTGTTTGCCTCCAATCTCCCTGCCACCTATCGAAATAGCAAACATTGCAATTCTTATCTAATCCAATAACAACAGTATAATCAAATGACTTTGCCAAATCCACACCATAACATTGTACTGGCATCTGCGACATAGGAAATGTACATTGTGAAATGTGAGCAAGTCCAAATGGATTTGCACCATCATCACTTGGCTCTGCTAAATATAATTCTCTAAAAACATTCTCAGGTAAATCTTTTTTAGCATCTTCAATTTCTTCTATAAAATCTCGGCCATCCTTTGTTTTCATTCCAGCAGCAGCAGCATCATAAGCTGTTATCTTAAAGTATGCATAATCATCTAACCCTTGCTTTGCCTTTTGTCCTAATAAATAACCCCAATTTTTTTTCCCTCGAACATTACCAATAAATTTTATTTTACCACGTGTAGATGTGATAGTAGAACGTAAAGCAAACCAAGCTCCCTCTCTTGCTCTGGTGAACTCGTCAAACACAGCAGCATAGACATCATCTCCATATAAACTATCAGGGTTCTCACCTGTTTTAAATTCTATCTTTCCTCCAGTAATTAATGTGATTGTTCTATTGGTATCATTAGACTTAAATAAGTCTTTATTTGTTATTTGCACTTTCATTCTATCATAGGCTATCTTGGCTTGTCCTATTGATGGAGCAATCCACCACACACTTTGATTTGCCTTGCATTGCAAAGCCTGTTCAAATAACCATATAATGTGTGATGCAGTTTTACCTACTTTTGTTGATGCTTCAGTAACAGTATAACGTGCAGGGCAATCAATTATATCTATTTGGTAGCCGTATAAATACGGGCGTTTATAATTGATTTGTTGCACCATATATTAATCGTGTATTGAAAAAGATGGACCTTGTGTTATTACTTTAGTGGTACTATCTTTAAAATTGCAATGAAAAGACATATAATTTATAAACCCAGTCCAACTATATGCATATTCTGAATATGTGGTGTCTGTAGCATAAGTTCTGGTCTTTCCAGCATCTCCTGTAGTTTCATTTATTATTTCTACATACTCCTGTGCTTGACAGTTATGCAATACTAAATTATAAGTATGATACGCAAAACCATTAGGAGAATTTACATAGAATTTTAGATTTGTAATTTCGACAGATGGGCTACTTTGATTTAGGTTTTTTTGTGTTGTTGTCTTTTGACAACTCATCACTGTTAATGCTAACAGCAGGAATAAAATTCGTTTCATTTTGTTTAGTTTTTGAATATTGAGTGTAAACATAATCAATTAAATTCATAACACACTCAGTACACCATAAACTTTCGTTATACTGTGGGTCAAATGTTTTTGCAATCTCAAGAAAAATTGCAGCATCATTATTTGATAAATAGGTAATTACGCCAACTTGTTTAAAGTTGTTATACATACCTTGAAATTTTTCTAAGTGATCAATTTGTGATTGTGTCATTTTATTTATTTTGTGAAATTATAAATATTTTTTAATTAAAGATGTTAATACTATTGATGTAACCATTGCGAGGCACATCAAAGGGATAGTATATAAATCCAATTTATGATATAATGCGAGGCAACACCATCCACTTAAACAAGTGGCACAATTGAAAGGTTTGCCATTTGGCAATGGTATAGGCTTAACTTCAACTAATACAAAAGCTACACTAAACGATAGTAAAATTATAAACCACATATTACATTATGCTTTAATTGTTTCTTTGCTTTTTCTACAGCATTAGCAACACTTCTGATAGCTATTCCTGTTTTCTCACTTACTGACTTATATGTTCCAAGTTCAACATATAACTCAAGCATATGTTTATTATACCAATATATGTTTTGCATTTCCATTTCTAATTTTGGCAGCAAATCCACTTCTCTATCATCAGTAATATCTTCATCAAAATCATTTGTCAATATTTCTGTTTGCCTCCTATTTACTCTATGAAATTTATCTTGTGTAAAGTGAACAAGGTTAAACATAACTTTCACAATGTAGTTTCTTAGTTTATCTTGCTGATGAAGCTCTATAATAAAATTCTCATCTTTTTCAAATAATAATAAAAAAACATGCTGCTTCAAGTCATCCCTTATATCGCTGTCAATTTTTAACAAACATTCTGCTATTTCATTGCTGGTATAGATATTTGTTAAAATTGATTTAGCGTTCATCATAGTTTTAATGTAACTTCAAATACTGTTGATTTTATTTCTAACTTCTCAGCAGCATAATCACCCTCCATTTTATTCATCTCAGCAATAGCTTTCATCCTTTCTGTTGGTGTTGGCTTACGCTTAAATATTGTCAATCCAAACTGAGGATTGTCGGTTGTTTCTTCATATTCCAATTCACCCAATGCAATTTTTGTCAAAAGTTCAAGACGCTCATTTTTGCTCATTACAGCCAATTTAAGAACATCAGTTGCATTTTCTTGTATCTGTATAGCGTCTGCTTTTTTCCTTAATTCTTGCCATTCCTGTAAAGCGATAGCATACTTTTTATAATACCTTTGCTCTTGCAACTTCCATTTACTTCTAACAACTTCTTTACACTTCCCCTTGTCAGTATTACCACTTTCAAATAGTTTCAGTAATTCACTATGTAACTGTGCATCGCTTACTGTTGTTTTTTGTATGGGTGCTAATTGTTTTGCCATTATTCTATATTCATTACATCTTCAATACATCTGCACTCAATTCCAATACCCCCAGCTTTGTTTATATAATCAAGAAATAATTTTTGTTCAACGCTTAATTTATCTCTGCCCACTTTAACTTCCACAGCAATAAACCTTGCATCCTTTTTATTAAATCCTATGATGTCTGAAATACCTTTTATGGTTGAGTTAGCACGAAATATATTTTTTGTTGGGTCATACACAGCTGCGTTATTCTGCCTCCACACTTGCCACCCTTTCATCCAAAGTATTTTAATTACTTGTTTAGTCAAAACATTAGCATTGATTTTAGGAACAACTTTTTTTGTTTGTTTACCAATATTATCAATATCGCTTTGCTTCCAACTCATAATTATCCTACAAAGTTATAGGCAATTATAACAAATGTTATTAACAAAATTTAAAAATGAGATTTTATTTGGATAGAATTATCCGTTTTATTATGTACAGTCAAATTGTTTATGCTATAAATACGCTAAACAAATCATTAAGTGTTCGTATATCTTCCCACATCGTCCACTTATCAACTTTAAAGCCTCCTTGTGGGGCTTTTTTATTTTCTTCTAATATCTCAAAACCTTGTATTTGTTGAGTTTTAATTGAAAACATAGGATGCAAAAATTGTGTTCGTACACTCTCACCTGTATAAACGATATTCCGTCCGAACACTAATAAACAAAATTTTTGCTTTGTTGCTAAATCAAAGTTTAACCATTGTGTTTTTAGGTCCTGCATCTTGTTTAATACAGTTTTCATTTTATCAAAATAATCAGTAGCATCAATATTTAGGGCATCTTTTCGGCACTCCAAATCAATTAACAAATTTCGCTTTTCTGAAATTAATTTTTTGAATGATTGCTCCCCCACTCCACCTAACAAATAACGTTCTTCTATAGCTGCAATAGTGTCTTTTGTTTTTTGTATGGAAAGATTTAGCTTCATTATTTCTTTAGTTTTACTGCCTATTGTTTCATTCACTTTTGCAGTTAAACCTTGTGTGATAATTTCAGCATCTTCTTTATTGATACTAAGGGTGTCGATAATATTTTCAAACAATGAATGTAATTTGTTTGCAGAGTAATTATTTTTTCTGTGTATTTTACAATAGTAATACCAGTAATATTTAAACTTGCCTTTGCTCGGAGCAGCTGTCATTAACTTGCCACATTCACAACGAATAATGCCACGTAAAGGAACTTCATCACGTTTTACAATTGTGCTATACTTTTCGGCAAATCTTGTTTGAACTTGCCAATAAACTTCTTCAGTAATAATAGGCTGATGCAAACCTTTAACAACTGTAGCAGCTTTGTCTTTAAATGAGGGGACATTTACAAGACCTGCATAAACTGGATTAGTTAATATTCTTGTAATAGCTGAGGTGCTTGAATTTTTAAAACCTTTTGGTTTTATCAATCGTTTAATTTCTTCTTGGCTATCACCTAAATAAAATCTTTTGAAAATTGTTTTAATGTGTGATACACGTTCTTCATCTATAACAAGCAAAGGTTTATTGTTTTCATCCCTGCTGTTCTTGTAACCATAAGGAGCCATTGAACAATAACGACCTTGCATTAGGCTGTAAATAATTCCATTCTTAACCCTATCCACTATCCTATTGCGTTCTTCATTGGAAGCAAATGCAGTCATAAACCTAACCATCAAATATGTTTGATTAGAAGTGTCGAGGTCTGGCGGTTCTGAAATTTGAATAACTTTAATGTTTAGCTTTTCTTTAAAGTAGCGTTCCTTGACCATTGCATCTACAGGATCAGTTCTACTAAATCTATCGAAGTGAGTAACTATTAAATATTTTACCTCTTTATTTAATTTGCAATAAGATTCTAAATCTTTGAATGCTGGGCGGTCAAAGGTCCAGCCACTTTTACCATCATCAATAAATGTTTTGGAAAGTGTTAATTTATGATAGTTGCAATATTCTTGTATTCGCCTAACTTGGTTATTGATGCTATTTGCGGAGCTATCTTTATCTGATAAACGAGCGTATGCAACAGCTTCTCCCATTATGTTTTTATATTATTATTAAAAGTATTAAGTGCTTTTGTATTTTTTTGAATAATGTCTAAAAGAATTTTGTTTTGCCTTTCCAAATAAATAACGTAATCATCTTTTGAAAGACTCGTTTTTATTGGTTTTTCTTTTATATCATTTATCATTAACAAATCAACTCCTAATTTTTCTTTTACAGCATTAAAGAAGTCAATTTTAGGGTTTCGTTTACCCTGCTCATAGTAATTATATCGCACTTGTTGTATGCCAATTTTAGCAGCAATATCAGCTTGAGAAAGTTTAAGTTTTTTTCTTAAAGCCTTTAATTGTTTTCCAAGTTCAATATTAGCACTCATTTAACAAATGTTTTAATTGCTGAATAAATTGCTATGCAGATAAGAAATATTACTCCAAATAAAATGTTTAGTTTATGTCTGTCGGAAATTTTCATTAATTAATAACAGTTAGTTCATTCGATTTATAAATGCCAGTAACCTTAAACAATTTAATAATTGAATCTGATGCAACATAAAATGGTGGATATGCTGCTTTACCCTCTCTTGCTCCACTTTCAAATTTCATAGTATTATCACTTATACATTCAACTATTCCATTATCTTGGTCATCACTTTTAAAGAACAATCGCTTAATCCATAAATCACTTTCACGTTGTATGACATAAACAGAACCAGGAACAATTTGTTTGTCCGTAATTTCTCTAATGCCAATGATTGCTCCTGGGGGATAGTTAGGCATCATACTATTGCCTGAGATACGAATTGCATATTGAGAGCCTTTGAATAGGTCGCTAATGTGTAACACGCCCTCATTCTTATTTACTGGTAATATCTCCCCTCCTAACAAAGTTCCAGCGTTAGCAGAAATATCATAATAGGTTAATGTGTTAGCATCATTTAATTTTTTATCCCTCCTTTGTTTTATATAGTCTTTAGAATCTTCATTTATACTATTGCTTTTCCCTTTATTCAAGGGGTAAGTTTTATTATTATTTCTTTCTAAAATGTTAATTTTTACATTAAAAACCTCTTGAAAACTTTTTAAAAAGTTTTTACTTGCAGCTACTCTTCCTGACAAATAATTTGATATAACGGCTTGAGAAAATCCTGTTTTCAAAGAAATATCAACATCTTTTTTAATAATTCTTTTTGCTTTCAAATCTTCTACAACCCTTATCAGTTCTACGTTTATGTCATTTGTTTTCATTTTTCAAAAATTTATTTTCAAAAAAACTTTTCAAAATATTTTGTAATTTGAAAAGAAACTTTTTACTTTGCAATGTCAAAACAAAAATAAGAAAAAAATAATAAGAAAATGACAGTACCAGAAAAGACATTAAAAATTTGGATTGAATTGAGAAGTGAAAAAGATACAAAGAAAATTGCTACTAATGCTGGTGTAAGCACTGTAACAATTCAAACAGCATTTAATACAGGAGTTTGTAATGATGAAGTATTTGAAGCAATGGCAAAGTTTTATAATGCAAAAGCAAAAAGAGTTAAAAAATTATTATTAGCCTAATGAACCAACAGCCACAAATAACAGAGTTGCATCAGTTGTTAATTGAGGCATTGTTTGGACAAATTTTAAAAGAGGCAAACCCTAAAAAAAAATAGTATGAACCAAGAATTAGAAAAACATTATCAAACATTACTTGAAAGGAAAAGCTGGTTGCAGTCTATGTTAAGTAAGAATGACGATGCTTTAATGAATTACAGACCATTTAAAAAAGATGCTCATTTGTTTTCTGATGAGATTGCAAAAAACGAGAAAGAGTATCAAGAAATGTTGATACACCTAAGAGCTTGCCACAATGAACCGATTGTAAACAATGCTACACCTATGCCTTACTTTCCTGCTGATATGTTTGATAAATTAGACGAGATAAGTATTATAACAAATAAAAACTAAACCCTAACGATATGTTACAACAAACCACATCACAAGTTCAAGGAACAATTACTATTCTGCTAACAGATAAACGATTGCCAACAGTAGATAAGTTAAGCAAGTTTCAGTTAGAACACTACACAAAAAGACTTGCTGAAGCGACAGCAAAAGAAGTAAAAAATTATGCAGAGATTAGTCATTTACGCAAAGAAGTAAACCAATTTAAAGCACTTTCAAACTAACAATTATGAGAATTGAATACAACACATTAACAGCAATTATTATCTGTATTGGAGTAATAGCAGCAGCAATAATGATTATAATAGATGCAGAAAGAGCAGATGAACCTATTGCAAATAATGGTGATGACTTTGCTGGATGGGAACTTAATGATCACGATTTTAATGGTAATTAATTATGGAACTAATAGCAGTACATAATAAGATTGACTATGTTATTTCAAGGGTAAAAGTATTGATGCCTGTTGAAGTTCCAGAGTATTACGATTGCAGTTTATTGGAATATAAAGAGGCTTATTTAATCACAGCTGCAAAAAATTTTACCGAGTATTTAAAAGAGAATAATCAAAAGAATTTTAAAGTTTTTGGAGTTGCACAAAGCAAGATGAATAGCGAAGATTTTATAATAGAGTGATTTTTTCATAGGGTTAAATGCCTCGTGCTTGTCTAAGTGTCGGAGGCGGTTTTTTACAAAAGTTATTTTAAAGATGGTTTTCATACAAGCATAACAATCGTTAGTGAAGTCGGCTTGTTTCTACAAGCTGACTAAATTTTAAACAAGTAAAATGAAAATATTTGAAACATTCCTTAGATGCAAATGTGGTAGGCTTAAAAATGCCAACTACACTTCAAAACAAACAGAAGTAATAGCAGACTGTGAATGTGGAATTAAATTAATAAAAAATGTTGATAGTAGAAGAAAAAATAGCAATGAGAATTTGCAGCAAGTGTGGGGAAGATAAAGAATTAGAAAAAGACTTTACAAGAAAGCCTACCAATCCACAAGGACGAAACACTATTTGTAAGGCTTGCACACATAAACAAAGATTAGAACGTGATGCAAGACTTGAGTTTGAACGAAACCAATTTTATTAAAATGACAACAGTAAACGATTTAATCAATGATGCTTTTTTAAAGGTTGCATTTGCACCAACAGAAGCAGAGGGATTAGAATAAAAAAAGGGTTGTTGCAGCAACCCTATCAATAAAACAATAAATATTTTATCATCAAAAAAACGAAGTTATGGAAAAAAGTCAATCAATTAAAAATTTGGCAGCAGCATTAATACTGTTTCACGTTAAAGTAGAAACTGTAAAAAAGGATAGTAACAACCCATTTTTTAAAAGCAAGTATGCAAGCCTAAGTAATATCTTAGATGTTATTCACGACCCTTTACAAGAAAGTGGTTTAATATTCTCTCAATTACCCACAGATGCAAATGGATTAACAACTATTTTGATGCACGCAGAAAGTGGCGAATTTATTCAAGCTACTTATGAAATGCAGCCAACAAAGAATGACCCACAAGGAAGAGGTTCTGCTATCACTTACCAACGCAGATATGCACTTGCTGCAATACTTGGATTGAATATAGATGATGATGATGATGGTAATGCTGCAAGCCAACCAGCTTCACAGCAAACGACTGATGATAAACCTTGGTTAAACAAAACAGAGAAAGATAAGGTTACTCTTACTAAAGAATGGAAACAAGTTGTGGCAGCCTTACAAAAAGGGATAAGAACAATCGAACAAGTTAAAACTGCCTACAAATTGAGCAAAGAAAATGTTATTGAATTATCAAATATAAAACCTCAATAATATGTCTAAGAAATTCTCATACTGTGGCAAATGCTACACCGAAGAAAAAAACTTTGAAGATATATCTTTTGAGGATGAAAGCGATGAACACCACTCTTGTTGCCCAATATGCAAAACTGATTTATATCTCACAGAAAGCGATGTGTTGCCTGTAAAACAACAGCCAGCACCATTGATTGTAAGTGTTGGCAAAAAGAAATTTGATTTGAATGAATGGGAAGAAAAAAAGGAGTTGGCACAAGCGATACAAGATGCAAAGCTTGATGATTATATTAAAGACTTTGCTAAGGATGGAAAAGAAACGGCTGAAAGAAATTATTTTAAAACTGCTAACAATGCTTAACGCTTATCACAAAATAAACATTCACAATCAACTTTCAGAAATACTTGAAAAAGCCTTGAAAGCTAATTTAATGGTGGATGATTATAAGCAAAAGATAGTTGAATATAAAGCGATGCCATCATTTCAAAAGTGGCAATGTTTTTACACCGAAACCGAGTTAAATGCAGAGCAAAAAAAGTATGAGAGATACTATCGTTTACTTGTTAGGCAGTATGATAATTTGATGGAACAAATAAATAACAAATCTGCAGAACAAAGGATAGATAATAATACAGCTATCATTTTAAAACAATTGAAATTTTAAATGCTACAAACAGACATTTTACAGCTAATTGAAAAAGAAAGTAAGAAGCAAAAATTAGAGTTGCCCAACTATCCAATTCATCAAGTTGCACAAGCTGCATTGATTAATGCTGATGCTGGTTATTTAATTGATAAGTGTGTGAGTAAAAAATATAAAGGTTATACAGATAACGATGCAGAAATTAAAGCTGCTGCAATATCAATAGTAGCACAAACATTAAGATTTATTGAAAGTTTAGATTAATGAAAGGAGCAATAGACATATTAAAGTTTTTTCATCATTTGCGAATAGCAATGGAATACGCAATGTCTTTTACTAAAGACTATCCAAATTCTGTTTTTTCAAAAATGCTAACAAAGTTTTCAAAAGAAATTGCTGGAATGTACGATTACACTATTAAGAGTTACAACGTAAAAAAATTTGCTCCAGATACAATTCCATTGATTGAACAAAAATGGAATGCAAGCAATTGGGATGAGTTAGCAGTTGTAGAGAAAATAGGTTTGATGAATGATGAACAAATTGAAGCTATTGAAAAAATAATTGATAGTATGTTATTAGGCGAAACAGTTGATCCAATTTTAAATTAAGCATTATGAACAAAGTACATTGGACGAAAGAACAACAACAGTTTTTGGAGGATAATATTAAAAACAGCGTTGAAGATTTAGCAACTCAACTAGGCGTTAGTACGTTCACTATTCGAAAGCATATTAGGTTATATGAAATACGAAAAGGTATAAGTATTACTCGACCATATATATATAAAGAACCAAAGGTTGAAATATCACCACCAAAAGTATTCAAGCGACCTAAAGCAGTTTATTCCAATGCTCCAACAGGAAGTGCTTTAATAGCAAAGATTTTAGAAAATGATAATGTTCCATTATATTAATTTAATCCTTTTAAAATGTACCAACAACCAGATTTATTCACAGGACAAGACCTTGCCTCTAAAGGCTTGCAAATAGCCGTTGATAATGCTAATAACAACATTGACAATTGGAGTAGTAAAGCTATCAATGCAGCGTTTAAATATGTTGATATACTACCAAAGGACCACGTTTTTCAAGTTGAGGATATTAGAGAATGGGCATTGCAAGAAAACCTTGTTGATTTACCACCAAGCAACAGAGCCTGGGGATGCGTTGTTAGACCTCTATTGACTTCTCAAAAAGTTGTTAAGAATGGTATAATGCCAGTTTCTAATAAGAAAGCTCACGGAGCAAATGCTAACAGTTATAAAAGAATTTAAGAAATGTGTTTAACTAATTCACAACGAATAAAAATTTTAAATCAGTCAAATTGTAGGTGTTTTTATTGCGGTAAGCCAATTGAAAGAAAGTTTGAAATTGACCACTTTAACCCATTTTCAAAGTCAAGGGATGGTACTGTTGATAATTTGGTAGCAAGTTGTATCCCTTGCAATAAAACAAAAAGTGATTTATCAATAGATGACTTTAGGGCTATTGTTGAAAAGGCGAAAGGCGAGCCAATAATTTTCTTTTTTGAATATTATGGCATAGTAAAAAAAGGTGGAAGTTGTGTTTATATGAACACATTGAACGAACAAATGTTTTAATAAATAAATTTAATAAAATGGCAAAAAGGGGAGATAAATGGAAGCAAGATTGGTACTTAAAATTAACTCCTCAAGCTAAACTTTATTATACGTATTTCTATGATAATTGTAATCATATTGGAATTATTGAATTAAGTAGAGTGATGATGAGTGCACAGATAGGGTTTTCTAATAGAGTGAGTGTGGAAGAGTTTTTACCAGAACTGAAAGAGGTTGTGAGTTTGTTTAAAGATGGTAATAAATTGTGGGTTAAAAGTTTTATTAATGAAAATTATGGGGTAATTGGTGTGGAGAGTTCTATTCATAAGACCGTGTTGAAAGAGTTGGCTAAATATAAAGATGATGAAAATTGTAGTGATGATTTTAGAAGTCTAATACATTCATTATCAGAAAAAATTTATAGGGTACAGGTAGGGTACACATACCCTATAATAAATAAAAAGAAAAATAATATAGAAGATAATATTATTAAGATAGATTTTAAAGAAGAAAAACAAAAATTTTTAAATGACAAAATTTGGTTTGAAAATTTTGGTTCATCAAAACATATTCTACCAGATCCGCTTAACAAAATGATTGATGAGTTTTTAAAAGATTTAGAACTAAAAGAAGAATTTAGAGATTGTCAAGGCTTAAAAAGCTATTTCACAAATTATTTTAACAAACAAAAAAATGGAAACAATAGGCGAAGTATTGAAAATACAGAAGTTGGGAAGTCAATTAAACTCGATAGAGCTTAATCAAGAATCTTACATTTTAACACTAGAAGAAGAGAACGAAATTTATTTAAACGAGCTGAAAAGGATTAAATTGGATGCTGTACGCTCAATGGCTGCTGTTTACAAGACTAAAAGTGAAATTGAATATAAAATGTCGCAAATAGATTTTGATGCTAAAATTGATAAGTTAAAATTATTTTCTATATGCAACTCAAACAAACATCAAGCATTGTGGCATAAAAACCAGGAGTTAAAAAGAAAAGAAGATGAACGTAGTAGGATTGAAAATATAAAAAAGACTTGTGATGCAAAATATTTTTACAAGCTAATAGCTTACAACAGTCCACTTATTTGCCCAAAACAAAGCCAACTAATTTATAACTCGCAAACAGAACATTTGATAAAAACTATTTGTTTTTTTATGAGTGATGATGAACGTTTTGAAACCGAGCTTGGCTATGATTTTAAAAAAGGCTTATGGATTAGGGGAATCAGTGGATTAGGTAAAACACATATTGTAAAGTGCGTGGCAGATAATGAACGCAAACCTATAAAAATTCATAGTGTCTTAGATATTAATAGTAAGTTGAAAGATGATGGTAAATACCATATAAACATTTCCGATTACAACTACATTGATGATGTGGGAACTGAAGAACTTGAGGTTTGGTTTTATAAAACAAAAATGGGTAGTTGGTTTAAAGAATTTATTGAGAACTATGTAATGAAAAATATGCCATACAACAAACTTATAGTTAGTACAAATTTAAGTTTTGATGAAGTTGAAAGTCGCTACTCATATAGGGTAAGAAGTAGGGTCAGAGGTATGTTTAACATAGTTGATGTTGTAGGTAGTGATTTAAGGTAATACTTGCTACCAACGAAAAAGTGTTGAAGTTGTTGGGCAAAAAAAGACACTTCAACACGCAGACGCAGTCTGCCCAATAACTGCAACACAAATGTTGGGCGAAGAATGGGCTATTAATTAGGGTGTGCCAAACTAAAAAATAATATATGGAAGCAAGTTTAAGAGCAAAAGAATTATTGATGCAACACTATGAAAAAGTTAGTGGTGTGCCAATGACTGTAATTTCTAAAATGGTTCAATTTTTTAATACTGATAGCCATTATAAAACGGCTAAAGAATGCTCAATGATAACAGTTGCATATTTAAAAAATGAAAATTCAGAATTTTTTGGAATGGTAGGGCAAACTTTTAATAACGACTATTGGGATGATGTAGAAAATGAATTAAATAAATTATAAAACTATGGCAATAAGTTTAAACACTTTAGCAAAATGGCTAAACAAAAGAATTGAACTAACTAATACTTGTCATTTTACTGGTCAAAAAGGGAAAGTAATAAGTATTGAGGATAGTAATGATAAAGATGCTTTTTTTGGGTATGAGATTAAGATAAAATTAGATATTGGCAATATAGTAACAGCATATAAATTTGAAGGTCTAACCTTAATTTAAACGCTGATAATTTTTAGCCCAACGAACAGGGCTTGGCGTTTGGCCCTTGAATTTGAAATACTAATGCTCAAAATTTAAACTAAAGATGAATATAATTAATGAAGTTCAGCCAATTTCCGTCTGCAAGGGTAACGCCAAGCCTAATGTTGGGCGAAGTTTTTATGTCATTAAAATTCATAAAGAATTGCAAGATAAAATAAACATTTATTTGTTTAAACCTACTATTTACAGATTTGCAGATAGAAGTGTAGTTTCAGATTATCTAGGCTACTGTACTGATTGGACTACTTGGTATTTGCCAAAAAGACTACATAATAAAAATTTAAAAATAGTGTCTTACGATAAAACTCAAATAACTGTTGGTTGGTAAAATTTCGCCCAACGATAGGGCTTGCTGCTGTTGGGGAAATCAAGGCTCGTCCGCCCAATAGCTTATTAACTAAAAGTACAATAATGAACAAAAAGATGATAGCGGTTCCGTCCTGCCCCAATAGCAGTAAACCCAATGTTAACCGCCGTTTATGGTCGGAGCAGGAACGTCAAATTATGATTAGTATGTTTTCAAATAATTATACTGATGATGTTTGTAAAATACTCAACCGTAGTTATCATTCTGTTTGCTCACAGTCTAATTTGATGGGTTTAAAAAAGTCGGATAGTTTCAGAAAAATGGAACTTCAAAGACAGGCTGATAGGCTGAAAGTTGCAGGGGAAAAATTCAGATACAAAAAAGGTAGAGAGCCTGAAAATAAAGGTAAGCCAATGAGCAATCAATTATACAATAAGTGCAAAGGCACAATGTTTAAAAAAGGAAATGAGCCACACAATACTAATTACGATGGTCACGAAAGAATAAGCAAAGATGGCTACACCAAAATAAGAATAAGCAAAGGGAAATATGTTTTAAAACATAGGCTTATTTGGGAGCAAACAAACGGCAAAATTCCAAAAGGTTTTATTGTTGTTTTTAAAGACCGAAATCAACAAAATATAACTATTGAAAATTTAGAGTTGATAAGTAGAGAGGAAAATATGCAACGCAATACAATACATCGTTTTCCTGCTGAATTAAAAAGTACAATAAGATTAGTTAATAAATTAAAACGAAATATAAATGCCAAAGAACAAAATTGAAGATTTAAGAAATCACTTGTTTGCAACCTTAGAAGCCTTACAAGATGAAGACAAGCCTATGGAAGTTGACAGGGCTAAAACTATTGCAGATGTTGCACAGGTAATTGTTAATAGTGCAAAAATTGAGGTTGATTTTATCCGTGCTACTGGTAGAAGTCAAGGCACAGGGTTTATACCTGAGGAACGTCTGTTAAATGGCGGTTAACGAAAAAGGCTTGGCGAAGAAATGGAATTTGGAAAACAAAAGCTGAATAGCGATAGCGGAACGTCAAGCCATTTTTTTGCCAAACCATATGTTAGCTGTTGCTTTTTGTCTGCAAGACAATGGACACAATTATTAAAAATTAAATTATAAATAATGAATCAGTTTTTACAAATTAAACATTTAGCTGCATACTTACCTTATGGGCTACCAATTACAAATGGTTATAGAGATGACTTAATAATGTTTGGCATAAAAAGCCATTATATTTGTTCATATTGGTTTGTCAATGGTGCAGAAAAAAATACAGTAAGTAATTTTTTAGAAAGTTACCCATTTTTAAAGCCGTTGTCTGATTTAAAAGATGTTGTAAGTACATCAATGAGTGAAATAAACACAGACACTTTAATAGCTATTGAGATAAGCGAGTTTGCGAATAAAAAAATATCATTACATAATTTGTCTTATGCAGCTTATGAAGAACTTTTAAGAAACCATTATGATGTATTTGGTTTGTTAGAAAAAAACATTGCTATTGATTACAGTAAGCGTTGTGTCCAAAGTAACAGCTAACGAAAAAGGCTTGAAGCAGGTGGGGAATTTATAGATGAAGACGAGCCTTTGCAGTTGGTTGAATAGAGAACTAATGATGAGCCGAGTTTCGTCTGCCCCACTTGCTGCAAACCTAATGTTAAATGCCGTTTTTGTCGAGCCGACAAGACACAAAATAAAATTTAAAACAATGATAAAGTCAGCAAAAGAAATTTTAGAAAACTATTTTCCAAACCCTGATGATTTGGTTGATGGTAAAGTAAAAAATGTTATTATTTCTGCTATGCAGAAGTATGGGCAACAATTTAAAAAATGGGTAAAAGTTACAGATGATATGCCTAAGATTGGCGTTGATAAAAACTTCCCCAATTGTAGCGAATTTGTTTTAACAACAGATTGCAATACTGTTAATTACTCATATTTTGAAGAAGGCGAATGGTGTTGTGCAAAAACAGATGAACCTTATAGAAACTCGTTCAAACCTAAATATTGGATGTCAATTTCTGATACGCTGCCTGTGTCGTAAAATGGCATTTAACTCTCTGCTTTACGAAAGTTTATCATACAAAGTATATTACTAATCAATGCAAATAAGTATTAACTATATAGCCAAGTGGCAAGTAAAAAACAATCCAAAATATAAATGGACTACTTGCAAAAAATTAGTTAATACTAATACAGGGAAAGAGATTATTAAAACAACGTTTGGCAATGGAAAAGAACCTGGTTATTACATTGATGGAACATTTATTAAATGCAAAGATTTGAAAGACTTTATTGAGTTGATTCCTAAAAAAGAATACTGCCCATTTTGAATTGTACTTTATAAAATAAGCCCTCATAGTAGAAACTAAAGGGCTTACTAAAACTAACCATTATGAGAGAAATTTTATGCTATATTTTTTATACTTGAATTGTATAGACTTTTAAAATCAGCTTTTGCTGATAAAGTATCTTCTTTTGGATTTGCTACCCATTTCTTTTGATAGATATTATAAAGATCGTTTGAATCAACAACTCCTGCAGAACCTATAAACATCCCACGTTGCTGCACTTTATAACATAAAAACTCAAAACAAGTTTGATAGCCATTTTCATTGAAGCAAATAAATCTGCGAACATCACCAGCTCCGTCTTTCAATATTGATGTGCCAATAACATTACTCAAATCTAAACCCTCCCATTTAGCGTTATCCGCTTGAATACCTCCATAGTTGTTATTTACTCCGCTGTTCCCATTAGCACTTTCATTTCGGAATATACAATAAGCCATACGCACAACCTCTTTAGAATATTTGCCTATTAAAGTTTTTGCAAATGCAACAACAGTAGGCATATCAATAGAAGTTTTGCGATATGGGATTTCGTTAAATTGTGGATAGAAATTTTTTACACTCATTTTATTTTGAATTTAAAGTTTACATTACTTCGCCATTATATATGCGATAATTTCTTAATTTATATTTATTTCGCTCAGATACATCAATCATTCCAAATCCGTGATTCCACTTGTTAATAGGCAACCATTTCGGAGTTAAACCACATAGACAACCAATTGAGTAAGTTGTCATAATTTTACCAAAAATATTTGGCTCTGTATGTTCACTTGTTGTATGGCAATCTCCTTTTACTGCAGAATGTTTTGTTTGTAAAAACAACCCTCTGGCAGCATTTACAGGATTGAATACACCTCTCCCCATTTCGTGTCCGTGAACAAATGGCAAACCATTCATAACCACAATTCTCTTATCTCTAATTATTGTAACATTTGGGCATCTTTTTTGAATTATTGCCTCAAGTTCAAACTCCTCAACTCCTTTTAATTCGTGGGCTTTTTTATATAAAAAACTATCGTATCTTTCTTCGTGATTGCCAAACTTGTAATAAATTTTAGAACCTTTAAAAATTTTGTGCAACTCTGCAATAAAATCTTGCAATACTTTTAATTCTTCGCTTATCCTTGCTTTTCGTGGGTCTTTTTGAAAAAACGATACAGCGTGAAAGTCCACTATATCACCATTTAAAAATATAAAATCAGGTTTTTCTTTTCTTGCAAAATCAATAGCAGCAGTTAGTGCAGGTATAGAATGATAAGGCAAGTGAACATCATTAATTATAAATCCTTTTTTATGTCCTTTAATGTGGAATAATTCAAAACTTTCCTCATCCGATTTAGGTAAACTGTAAGGTTGAGTAGGTCTATTTTTATTTGTAAAAAAAGATTTATCTTTTACGCTTTTTGCTGCCCTTTCTCCGCTTTTCCCCTCAATTTTCCTTAATGTAGTTCTTGCGTGTTCGATATTAGTAAATGCAGCAGGACACTCCTCATACATTATTCTTGCAAGTTTAGCAGTTGGCATTTCCATTCCATACTTCAATCTAAATTCTTTTGCAATACTTAATTTTGTTGGACGTGGAGTCATTA